GAAGACAGTCCAGTACCTCGGCAAAGGCGACGACGCGAACGCGAAGGCGCACGCGACCGCATCCCGGATTCTCGATCACATCATCGCCCGCCTGAAGACCCCGGCGCCTCTCGGCGAGTTCGACGATGAAGAGGTGTTCTCCGACCCAGCCCAGCGCCCCACGCGAAAGGTGAAGACCGATGCTGAAGCATGATGAGCTGCCCTGCTTGCCCGAGAACGATCGAATCGTCGTGCTGCCAGCGCAGCCGGCGAGCGAGACCGAGGGAAAGCTGGTCATCCCGGAGATCGCCCAGAAGCAGGCGCACGAGGGACGCATCCTCGCGGCTGGCCTGAAAGCGCTTGACATCCTATACGACCACGGCGGCCAGATCGGCGACACCATCCTGTACGGCCAGTTCGCCGGTGCCTGGGAAGAGTGGGACCACATCGTGAAGGACGGGAGCAATCCCGACTGCCAGCACGGCGACTGGAACTACGAGCCGTCGCTGAACGGGTTCCGCCGCCACGGGCACAAGTGCTCGGACTGCGGCGCCCTTCGCCTGCACGAGCCGATTCTGATCATGAACGTCGGTGACATCCTGGCGAACGTGTCGAAGGCGGCGCGTGTTCGTAGTGGCGAGATGATCGTGTCGCGCGGGTCGAAGCTGGACGGGGCGTCTCTGCACTACGTGGTCCGCCCCGGCGAGATTCAGTCAACCGAAACCACGAATGGAGCTGTGCATGTTGCTTGATGGCAATGAGAACGTCGATTCCTCGTCCGCCGAGAAGCAGGTCACCGAGGCGCTCGAAGGCGCAGGCGCGACACGAGAGCCAGAGCAGCAACCAGAGCTGCCGCCCGCTCCGGAGCCGCCGAAGGACGTCTCTCTGACGCCGACGAAGACCCGGCGCCAGCGCATCGAGGAGCAGTACAACGGCAGGCTGTCCGAGATGGCCGAATCGGTCAAGAAGCTGTCCGAAGGGATGGCAGAACGCGACCGCCGCATCGGCGAGTTGACAGGCCACCTCTCTGCGCTCGCAAACCGGCCGGCGTACCAGCCGCCTCCGATGCCGCAGCAGCAGGGGCCGCAGATTCCAGATCCCGAGGAGTTGGAGCGGAAGGCGCTGGATGCGCTCGACCGCAAGGACATGACGGGGTACGTTCGCCTAACGCGCGAGGCGAGCGTTGCCGCTTCCGTGCGAGCGATGATGCCGGCGTTGCAGCAGCGCCAGCAGTACCAGGCGCCGCCACAGGAGACCATCCCGCCGCAGCTGATGACCTACTTCGCGGCGTACCCAGAGGTCGCGTCTCACCCAAACGCGATGCAGCTGCTTGCCGCGAAGAACGTCGAGCTGGAGGCGCGCGGGTTCGCCAAGGGCCCTGAGCGGGTCAAGGCGATTTTCGATGAGGTCAAGTCGGTTGTGACTGCCGGCCGGCAGTCACAGGGTCCGCAGTTCTCGCAAGCTTCGGCAGGTGCGCTCGCGGGCGTCCCGACGTCGCGCCCCCAGGCCGGTGCCGGCGCTCGATCCACTGGCGAGCCGCGCGTACAGCTCACGCCGGAGGAACAGCGCATGTTCAAGGCGCTGGGCGCCGATGAGGCCAAAATGGCCAGAATCATTGCAGAATCGCACCCGGAGCGAATCGTCCGCTGAGCCGCCTGACAATTTGACCTGAACCGCTTGACAATTTGGCACAACCGTAGTCCACTTTCTGTGTAAGGCGCAATCCTTCCGGCAACGGAAGTGGCCTTCGACCGAAATCCGTCGCAGTCCTGACCCGGGGCAGTCGGCGTGAAATCAGGGCGAAAGGTCACGCATGCCGACAGGAAGAAGCGACGCGCCCGCAGGCATGGAGGTCTACGCGGAATCGCGGGCCTACCAGCTCCGGAACCAGGACCCGAAGTTCGCCTATCAGTGGGCGAGCAAGGACCCGGCCCATCCCCAGTACGTCGGGAACTACCTGCGTCGCCGCGAGATCGGCAACCAGGCCACGGGGTATTCCATCCAGGACCCGTGGGAGGTCGTGCAAGAGGGCGCCGTCGAGCAGGGCCGCAAACGCGCAGACGACGGTAAGCCTGTCGATACGACCGTATCGAACGGGTCGCTTGTGCTCATCCGCACGCCCAAGGAGAACGCGGAGCGAGCCAGCTACCTGAACGAGAAGATGTGTGACATCCAGGATTCCGCGCTGCTGAAGGGCGAGCGCAAGGCGATCGACAAGACGTTGTACGGGGTCAAGGTCCAGGGCGGGGATGCCCTGCCGACTTCGGCCCAACTCACCGGAGGAAAGTAGATCATGGCGAACACCGCAATCAAGGGCTTCCAGCCCTACGCCGTGAAGGGCGGCGGGTCGATCACTCTCCGTCGCGGGCGAGTGCTCACCAACAACACCACCGCGATTTTCCTCTACGACGCCGTGGTTCGGGCGGCGACCGGCGATTACGTCGTCGCGTCGACCGGGACGACCGCCGTCGAGGGCAGCTCCCAGGGCGCGGTCTACACCGACGCCGCTGGGACCCGGCGCGAGGACAAGATGCTCCCGGCGGCGACGCTCTACACGTCGTCCACCATCGCGCCCGAGAACGCCTCGTACATCTACCTCGTCGACAACCTCGTCAACACGTCGTTCCGCGCCTCGGTCGATACGGCGATTGCGCTGACCGACCTGAACCTGAACTTCGCGATGACCCTGACCGCCGGGTCGACCACCACGAAGCTTTCCGGTCACATCCTGACGGCGACCGGGAAGAACACCACCGCGACGCTTCCCTGGCGTGTCGAGAACTTCGAGATCGGCAGCCCGATTGCCGACGTCGACGGGACGACCAACCAGGCCGTCATTTGCTACGTCAACGCGGGCTTCGACGAGCCGGCGCTGTCGCTGTCCACCGGAGCGTAAGGAGAGACCATGTCGTCAGCACTCAACATCGCCCAGCTCTACGCCGCCATCGAGCCCGTCGAGCGCGACTGGTTCAACTCCGGCATGCAGTCGATCGAAGCGCAGTTCTCGCGCATCGCCGACGTGTCGACCATCGACGTTCCCATTCGCGAGTTCAGCGAGTGGGGCGGGCCGCAGCAGCTCACGCAGAAGGTCGAAAACAGCCCGATGCAGGTCCGCACGGTCCAGCTCGGGACGCCGAAGCGCGTGCAGGTGGCCACCTTCGCCGGTGCCATCGAGATCAGCCGCGAGGCGGTCTCGGACGTCAAGATTCGCGAGCTGACCACGCCGGCCAAGGCGCTGGGGCGCGCCGCGAAGCTGACCCCCGAGTACCTGTTCGCGCAGTTCCTCGACCGCTCGCACAACTCGGCCTACCCTGTCACGGCTGACAACGTCGAGCTCTGTTCGGCCTCGCACATCACGCCGTACGGAACGACCACGACCAACACGCTGGCGACCCCGGCGGCTCTGTCCGAGACGGCTCTCGAGGACATCCGCACGGCGCTGCGCACGACCATCGGACCCGACGGCATGCTGGCCCCGGTGCAGCCGAAGCAGATGATCGTTCCCTCGTCCCTCGACGTGCTCAGCGAGAAGCTGGCGCGCAGCGAGAAGACGCTGGGCTCGGCGAACAACGACCCGAGCGTGGTCCAGGGGATGAAGCGGGTGGTATTCGACTACCTGACCAACACGACCCGCTGGTTCATCCAGACGAACGCCGAAGACGGGTTCTACTGGAACTGGCGCGAGAAGCCCACCTTCGAGCGCGACAACGTGGCGCTGACCATGCAGGCGATCTTCATCGCGTTCTTCCGCGCGATGTGGGGCGCCGAGAACTGGCGCTGCGTGTACGCGTCCAACGCGACCTAAGGAGCAACGACGATGGCACTTCGATCAAGCAAGACGAGCGTCGGGTTCCCCGGCATCGTCGCCAGCTACGGCCAGCCGAACGCGCCGGGCGTGATGGCTGGCATGGCCCGCTACTGGGGCGGTGGCGAGGTGATCTGGGTCGGCAATCGCTCCGACCTGAAGTCCGGCACGGGAGAGTCTCCGCTCAACCCGATGTCGTCTATCAAGACGGCGCTCACGGCACTGAACGGCTCCACGAAGCGAGGACATGTCATCTTCTGCCTCCCCGGGCACGCTGAGAACGTGGACGCTGCCGACTGGGCGTCGGGACTCGGAGCGGCAAACGCCGTGGCGATCGTCGGGCTCGGCACCGGAGGCTGTGCACCGTCGCTGACCTGGACGACCGCCACCAGCACGTTCCTCATGGACACGGACTGTATCGCGCTGGACGGTCT